CTACTACAAGCTTTGTGGTGATAAAGTAGTTGTTGACAAGATTGAACTTCCATTTACTCGTATTCCTATCTACCGTGTAGCATATAACGAAGTAATTCGTAATGATAGATTTGACTATAACGGTATCGTGGACATGACTTATGACCTTCAGTTTGGTCTAAACCTTGGCTATAGCACGATGCTAGAAAGAATGAATAGAAGCCCTAAGGCTACATTCATGATGCACGTTAATGCTATTGATGGTCTTGAAGAATATTACAAGAAAGGTAACACTAAGGAAGGACTGGTCTACTTGTACAATGGTGATCAGGCTCCAATTCCTATTGTAGAACAGTATCAGACACAAGATTTGACACAGACTATGCAGAATTGTATTGATCTGATGTCAAGTACAATTGGTGTAGCTGCTCAGGGTATCAATCCTGCACAAAATAGTAAGACTGCTACTGAAATTCTAATTCAGAATAATAACAGTGAAAGTAACGTCGAGTCATTATACTTACACGCACAAGATGCTTGTAGAGAAATTACAAAGTCTGTTCTTGAAGCTCTATGCTATGAACAGGACTTGCAGCTACCAACATTCAAGTTAATCAATGGTCCTGAAGTCATTACGAAGAACATGAAGAGACGTCAGGAACTATTAGCTGTTAGCAATCTTGTTGATGACAAGACCCGTACTATTATTGCAAAACACTACATTGCTACATTGGATGCAGATGTCAAGGACGGATTGACTGCAGACATTATCGCTAACAATCCAGACATTAACTTTATTTCTGACAACAATCAGGGTGAAGATGCTCGTGCTGTAGCTGTAATGCAGAGACTTGGTGCTATCATTGATGAAACTCAGAATGAACTTGAAGCACAGATTGCTGCTAATGCAGAGTTGAAGAAAGAACTTGATATGGCTAACTTGCAACTCTTGAATGCTAAGGAACAACACATCTTGGATATGACTAAGATCCAGAACGATTACGACATTCAGTCTGCTAAGTTGGACATTGAAGCTGCTAAGGTTCAGAATGATGCTGTTGGACAACAGGTTGATGCTGAAATCAAGATGGCTGATGCTGATCAGAAAGCTGAAACTGAAAACATCAAGATGCAGCAAGAAATGATGAAACTTGAAGAAAAGAAGTTAGACATTATTCAGAAGAGTATTAGCTAATGCAATGGGTTGGATATACACCTTACGAGGACTTCATTAGACGATTAGCAGTAACAAATCCTACTCGTGCTGCTATCGAAGAAATGAGTCCACAAGAATATAGAGTAGCGGCTGCTAGTGTGTCAGGCACTAACAACCCTTCTCGTGCATCTTCTACATTTGTTAGAAGAATCAGATATATGCCTGCTAGTCAAGTGTCATTAGTGACATTGGGTAATAGTCAGTATGTCTATCCCATGTCTAAACCTCAATTGGCTCGTTGGATGACTAGCAATTCTTTGGGACAATATTACAACAAGTACATAAAGCTTAAATAGAGGACTTATGGCAATCACAATTAGAGACATTATTGCAAATGCGCTTGCAGAATCAAGATTGGTTAAACGCAATCAACCAGCACCTGCTGAGTTGTTTGTTAGTGCATATCAATTGCTGAAGGATAGATTAAGTGAATACAGCAATACGAATTTGCTGTCATTCATTAGAAAAGAAGTTGACGTCGAATTTACTGATAACAAGAGAAGCTTGATTGTTGGTGAATACATTCCTAAAGATGACTACGTTATTGAATTTTCTACGCATGAACCGATGGATTCGGGTCTAGCTGGACAAATGGTGTATGACAAAATTGGACGTAAGCTTTATCAGTGGCAAGGTGGATGGGTAGAACTCGAAAATCCTCAAGACTATTTCATCGTTTATCCTGATATCGAAGTTGACAATCTACAGACTGTTGTAAGATGTTACAGAATGTCAGACAATCAGATCATGGAAGAAATGAACTTCCTTGCTTATGAAGACTTCTATCGTCATACATTAACATTGAATGTTTACAGTGTTTTACCAATTGCAGAAGATGCTGTACAGTTGATGGTCAAACCTGGTGTTAAGAAAGTCAAGATCATCTACAATGAAAAGTTCGACTTCAATGAAGATTCTACGTTGCACATTCCAAATCAATTCACTGCGCTCTTTACTGCTGGTCTTGTGTATGACTTAGCAAGACAATATCCAAGATTGAGTGATAACACAATACAGTTGCTCAAACAGAGATTGGACAAGATGGAAGAAAATGTAAGAACAAGTTCGTCAGTGAATAAGTTCGTAGGACGTGACATTGACTACAGAACTATGACTTATGGAGATTTTGTTCAGGGTAGATTCTTGTACTACTAAGGAGATTTCATGGCTAAAGTTAGTCTAATCAATAACATAGTGGGTGGACAAAACGTTAGTGATGTCCGTCTTGCTGGCTTAGCTGAATCAATCAACATGTACGTGGAAAATAGTGGTGAGACTACTATTCTTCGTAGTATTCAAGGTACATCGTTGATTGCAAAAGTCAGTGATAGAAAGTGTAGAGGCTTATTCGAAGCATCGAAAGGTGTTGATGGTAAGCCCATTCTATTTGGTGTCTATGGCTCATCTCTCTATGTGTTTACTGAAGATGGTCCTGAAGAAATCTATAGACAATTGACAAATGTTGACACTCCAGTTGGTATGTGTGAAACTGGTGGTGAAGGTAGTGCACATCCTCATCTCATTGTTGTAGATGGCTCTAACGTTATTGCTGTTACAACTGACATGACACCAGCTGACATGATGTTGGACATTAAAGAAATTGCACTACCTTATCGAGTAGACAGTACTACACAACGTATTGTACCTACTCATTGTGCTTATGTGTTCAACTACTTAATTGTCAATGATAGCGGAACAGACGCATTCTATTGTTCTAAGCAATACCCATTTGAAGATGAAGATGATGACATTTTCATGATTGGTGCTGGTGGCAAATATCCTGACTATGGATTTGTGACTTATGCAGAATGGGCACCCGACTTGTTAACAGCTTTATCTGTAAACAATAATTTACTAATTACATTCGGACCAAAGAGTTCACAAATATTTACATACAATTCTGACGTTGATGCTCCGTTCGTTAGTCCATCAAATGCTGCTAATGGCATAGGTATTCGAGCGGTCTACAGTTTAGCTAACGTCGGTAACTACTTGTTCTTCTTGGGTAGCAGTGACATCGGTGAAAATGGTATCTTCTACTACGAGATGAATCAGTTGACTCGTATTTCTACATCAGACATTGAGCGTCAGATTAGCAAGATGAAATGTCCTGAAGACGCTGTTGGTCAGTGTTGGACAGAAAATGGTCATGCGTTCTATGCGATTACGTTTATCGAAGATGACTTAACATTGGTGTACGATTTAGCTGAAAAAGAATGGCACAGACGTAGCACTAGAGACAAGAACTCTAACTATCATCACTATTGGCGTCCGATGTTTGCAAGACTTCATGATAATAAGTTGATGTTCGGTACTGAAGATGGTTGCTTAGTCTGGTTGAATCCACGTAAGTTTGATGAATACGATGCACGTCCTATCATTCGTGTAAGACGTAGTGGTATGGTGTTGAGCAACTACAATGATTACTACGTCGATCGTGTAAGACTGTTCTGTAACACTGGTGACTTTGACAACGTGAACTTAGTGCCCAAGATCATGATGAGATACTGCGATCATGGTGGAGCTTGGGCTAACGAAGAAATGGGTATGCTCGGTAATCAGGGTCATTATAACTGGGAAGTTGAATGGTACAATCTTGGCATTCACAATGTCATGACACTCGAATTCAGCTGCTCAGATCCAGTTAACTTTGCTATTATTGCTGCTAAGATTCAGCACGAGGAAGTAGATGCGTTCTAATCAGAGATTTATTAACGACGTTAGTGTATTCAGTGATGAACAAGAAATGCGTAATGCTTTGCTTGGTCGTTACTGTAAAGACTATCAAGACAAGTACAAGTTGAGCATCATCAAGAATGTGTGCATCATTAACACATTAGATGATTGCACAATTGAGCTACCAGATCATTATAGCTTTGCGTATGAAGATGAAGGTGGTAGACACATTTGTAGTGAAAGTGAAAATACACTTGCTGTCTTTGGCATTTCAACAATAACTTTCCACGTTAAGAATACGTGATAAATAATATGAGGAACTAATTATGGCTTACGCAAAAGAAGCAAACTATGCGGGTAGCATGTTACAAGGAGCTGGGACAGGAGCTGCAGCAGGTGCTGCATTCGGTCCATGGGGCGCCGCAATCGGTGGTGGTGTTGGTCTTGTTGCTGGCTTTTTCAGCGCTTGGGCAGCATCTGAAGATGAAGAAGAACGTAAGAAGATTCTAGATCAAGCTAAACAACAACTTGGAGCTAACTACTCACAGTTGCAGGGCATGATCAATCAGTATTATGCTGATAACAAGTCGATTGGCTCTAAAGAAGACATTGACACTTATCGCAATCTTGTCAGTGACTACAACCCATACGAATTCGTTTATGGAGATGATACTGATGGTGATGGTGTACCTGACTCGATTGGTGAATTCGATTACGACAAGTCAGTTGAAGACTTCTATGCGCCAAATCGTCAAGCTATCATAGATAAAACAACTGAAGCTGTTCAACATACAGCAGCTGGCGCGGGTATCGGTCGTGGTACTGGTGCAGCTAATCAGATTGCTACTGCTGTTACTGATAAGAATGAGAATTTGTACAAAGATGCACTGAACGCTTACAATCAGGACAGACAATTCGCATACAATCTTTGGAACTCTAAAGCTAACATGAGTATGCAAAGATTGAATCAGTTAAAGAGCGCTAAAGATACTCAACTTAGTCTCTATGGCAACTTGGCTGAAGACTATCAGAATTGGCAGCAATCTAAACTTCAGACTCAGATGGATTTGGACAAACAGAAGATGTCTAACGATTTAACATTGACATTGGCATCGATTTAGGAGCAAATATGAAATACGGATTTGATGTAGCTTATAATTTACCAGACTTAGTAGCATGGTCACAGAATGTTCGTGATAGAAACGACAAACGTGCTGAACAACGTAAACAAGCTTACATGCAACTAATGCAGATGCTTGGACGTGGAGTTGGTGCTTACAAAATGGGTAAAGACTATCGCGATTGGAAAGCTGACCAGAATATGTGGAATGAAGAACTTAACAGCATCAACGATTTAGAAAAAGAATACGATGCTGCACAAGATCAGTATGACATTGATGCAGCTGACAGATTGATTTCGAATCTTTATGAAACTAACCCGTATGCTATTCCTGGTAATGCGGGTGCTAGTCAAGATGATTACATTTTGTACAATCTTGGTTTACGTTAAGGAGAATTTATGTACGATCCATCAGAAGCATTACTACAGCTTGGGCTTTATGACTATGTTTGGGGCAATCCTGCATTGCTTCAGACTTACAATGCTAATGTCCAAGCTGATAAAGCGCGTAAAGAACAGCAAGCATATAACTCTATTTGGAAGAATATCGAGCTTGCTAAGATGCGTAATGAAGAAAATAAGCGTAAGTCTATTGCAAAGTCTACAGCTGAAGCTAAAGTTACTCAGCTTTTAGATGGCTATGGCTACAAGACACCTCAACAAAGAGCATACATCGATAAGCAAATTGATCTCGCAGTAGAAGAAGGTGAATTGAATCCTCGTGTAATCGAGTTGTACAAGAAAGAAGCAGTTGATAATGCTAACGAAGAAATGGCTGAACAAGCTGCAAAGAATGCTATTCTTGATCCAATTAAGCAAGAAATCAGACTACATGGCTTGTATTCATCTGCTCCAACAGAATGGAAAGATATTAAAGGTGATGCAGCTAAGAATATTCAGACTAAGCTTGGATTTACTGGTAAAGATCTTGACGGTATTCTTGGCAAGAAGTCAATTGCTGCAATTGAAGCATGGAACAAAGATCATACAGAAGATCAGATCAAACAGCCTAACGATTTAGCTGACATGCTTAGCAGAATCGATGCTCTTGAGTACGACTTCAAAGGTCAAAAGAAGAAATTCAATCCTGCTGAACTTGATGAACTTCGTAAGCTAGTTTACGGAGGTGAAGATCCAACAGCTGCTAATCGTGAGAATTGGAAAAACTGGGCAAGAGGTCAAGCACAATCTGATGCTGAAAAAGCACGTGAAGAAAAGAAGAAAGCAGAAAAGTATCAGCAGATGTACTTACAGAAAAAATCGCTTACTGCTGAACAAGACAGACTAAGACGTAAATATTACAAATAAGGTGAATTATGGATTCAAAAATCGAAAATTATTTGTTAGATGTCGAAGAGTATCTTGATACAAAGACATACAACCAAATGTTTGCTGATGCTGACAAGCTTGATACTAAATCTTGGCTTAACAAGTATCAGGCTTCACAGCAAGCTAATGATGTGCTCGCAGCTACATGGAATTCGTATGGCTTTGACACATACTCAAAGAACAAGTACGAACGCTATATAGACACGTTCGGCACATCTGATTCAAAAAATCCATTCAACAGACCAGAGTCTTGGTTAAAAGCTAAGTGGACAAGCGATTATCCAGATATGTCGTTCGAAGATTTCAAGAAAGACATTGCTGATATGTCAAAGCACTGGGAAGGTGAAAAGCGTGCTAGAGAATACAACGCTGGTAAAATACGTAGAACTAGAGAAGTAAAGAACTGGCCTTTATGGAGAAATGTTATTGCTTCTGATTACGAAAAACAGCGTTACATCAACGATCCTAAAGCAGCTATATTCGGTGAAGAAGCTACACCTGTCAAAGAAGATTATCTCAATAAAGGTGAAGCATTTTCTGACTTAATTTATGGTGGTGCCGGAGCTATTGGTGATGTTCTTCCTGGTTGGGGTGTACTTGTAGGTCCTGCTATTAGAACTGCAAGAGATGTTCAGCACAAGGCTACTGACAGTCCATACCAAAAAGACTGGACTAATGTTGCACAAGATGCTGTTACTGATGCACTGTTCAATGTGGGTACTGACTTATTGCCAAACTTTAGACGTTTCACAAACATGGGTAAGCGTGGTGCAAAAGAATCTCCAATTTCTACTGTCATGGATCTTGAAGATGACATCAATAGTGTACGTACACAGCTTAACGATCTTGGCAAAGCATTCGATAGTAATAGTAACATAAACATTATCAAAACTATTGAAAAGATGCCAGAAGGTGATTTTAAGAATGAATTGCTCAAGTATGCGTCTGACTATAAGAATATAGATAAACAGGGCATAGCTACAGTAGCAAACAAATGGCAGTCAAAACTAAATGCGTATGACACAGCACCATTTGTTAACGTTGCACAGAACGTTGTTGAAGGTAAAGCACAACATCATGGTAGTGGTGAAATCTTCAATGACCCACTGTTCAAACGCAAACTACTTGAACCTAAATTAACTAAGGGACAGTCTGTTGCAAAAGACATCATCAGAGGTGTAGAAGTTGCTGCTAAAAAGGGTGGGCCTGCAATTAAGTCACTGATACTGCTAAAGGTCGTGGTTCTGAACCAACTACTAGCGATAGTTTGCTCAAAGATTGGTACAAACAGAATTACAAACGTGACTGGTTGTTAGATAAACCATTCAAGCCTGCACAGAAAGAAGGTGACCCTAAATGGGAAGCATATGTTGAATTTAGAAGAGAAAATAATTTGGAGCCGTAAATGAGAAACTTTGTTGACCCTTGGCAAAACATACTTGGTCCAACTGGAAGACTTTTGGTTGGTCGTCTAACATTCTTAGAGCCCGATACTAGTGGCAATCTTAAAGAGATTTACGATGTAGACGGACAACCGCTGGAAAATCCAGTCTACACTTCGATCTATGGTTTGCCTAAACATCAAGTGTTGCTAGGTGATAGCGACTATAAAGTACAGTTTGAAGCATACATCGGTAATGGCAACATGGAGAACGATGAGAATGCTACTAACTGGTTGCTTTACAAGACTGTCATTAGCAAGAACGGAAGTCTTTCAATTGACGACGGTAGCATTTCAATTAGAACTATTGCTACTATGGCACAGCTTAAAGCACTGGGTGGAATGGAAGATGGAGACGTAATTGAGCTCATCGGTTACTACGCTGCTGGTGACAGTGGTATGTCTCGTCTTTACATCTGGGATGCTGATGCTACAAACACAGATGATGGCGGTGCTATTATATCTTCTTCTACTACATCAGTTGGTAGATGGAAGCTCGTTGTGCCTGGTACTTACGTTGATGTAAGATGGTTCGGTGACATTCCTGATAAGACTGCTAAGACACAAGCAACTACAACATCCAATGTTGGTCAACGTGTTAAAGCTGCTACATTTGCAAATGGTGTACATAAAGACTTATACTTCCCTGCTGGTTTCTACTATTTTGCAGGTGCTAACACTGTTTCAGTTGACAAGAACATTATACTTGATAAGATGGTGCGCTTCTGTGTCAAAGAAGGTACGTCAGGAACTTTGGTTAAAGCTGAAGAAATTCAAGGCAATACTGACTATCTCTTCATACCTGAATACGGGTCTGAACACATCGGTGGTTACAACGTTCAAGCTGACTGGATTGACACAGCTTGGTATTACAGTGATAAAGCGACTGCTACAGGTGCTAAATTCGGTTACACAATTGAACGTAATCTAAGAAGCCCATTGGTATTCAACAATACTACTGTTAGAGTATTGACACTTCAGCCTGGTAACGCTACTTACAATGGATGCTTGATCGAGTCGAATAAGAAGATCGATCGTGGTACTTTCCAGAACATGGACATCGATACTAGCTGGTTCATTGACAATTGGCAAGACAGCAACATGCATTTCGAAAACTGTACTGTTAAGTTGGCTAATTGTCGTAGTGCTGATGAGTACATTAGAGTTAAGAACTTAATTCAAGATTATACTTATGGTGACTTAGGTGAACAACAGCTTCATAATGCTACAGTTCATGGTGGATGTGTTATCGAAAACTGCTACGGTACTGTTACAGTAACTGGTACTGGTGGTGTC